CTTTACCAACTCTAATGCACGATCTAAATTATCCTTTTGATAAAGTAGAATATCTCCAGATTTGCCTTGTTTGCGTAATCGCTTGACACTGCTGTGAAAACTGCTATCGTCGTCTAATATTTGCCAATCTTGATATATCATGGCAGTATTTATTGAGCTAAAATTTGATACTGTTCTACTAAATCAGCAGGTGTAGTTGTTTCAAATTCTGTTCTGTTAAACTGGCTCTAGCAGACATGTTCCCACCAGGCAGCACGATCAGGGTACACTGGTTTTGCTAAATTCTCAATGCCGCCCATGAGCAGTGTGGTCATTGATGGATCTACTGTGTATGCTGGCACACCCAACAAACATGCTTCAACACAGGCCATGGTTCGCTCACCTACCACGGCATGGGCACTGACCACTTGCTCTCGAAATGTTTCAAATCTAGCAAACTTTGCACCCATCTTCTTACGCCACTTGATAGGTCCTGACCAATACGGAGCAATAGTATCAGCAATACGTTGTCTAAATTGATCTAAATTTTCTCCAGTGCGTTCTAGTAACACAGATTCGACGGGCTGTATCCCTAGCACATATTCCCCTGGAGTGGTTCGCCAAGTATTGTGTCCAGGCATAGGAAATAAATGTGATCTGCTATGGGGAACAGCTTGCATATTCATGTTATGGTGCCCGTTATAAGTTACTCTACGTGTTTCTCGTCGAGGTGTGTCCGGTCCCCAGTATCCATATTCAATTTCAATGTAAGGTCTGCCTTGGGCAATGTATTCTTTAAGTGGACTCCACCAAGGGGCATAGTGACTGGCAATTAATACATAGCCATCGGGTACTTGTTTTACAGTATCAAATACCCGGAGTCCTTTTTTCTTCCACGGTTCCAGCGTCCATTTAGTGTGCTCACCAGGCATGTTCAGTGCATACGCATATTTAATCATTGATATTTTTTACTGACTTCAACAAATTGCCAACCTTTTTTGGCACCGTTTTTTCTTTCACCTTTGCCAGTCCAAACATATGAACTGTCTTTGAATTTATAATCAGTATATCGTAAATCCATTAGACTAATTTCCCCGGTATCAATCATGATATCTAACATACGCTGATCGTCCGCCCACCGAAAGTAGCTATTGTTTTTTATGTCTAATAACAATTCAGCAAATCGATATCTAGCTTGGTCTGGAGCAAATCCCACGGCACTGGCTAAACTTCGCTGATCACGTTTGGGGGCCGTGGGAACCCAACTGCGTTGCAAGTCAGATAGAAACTGTTCTTGACTCAAGGGTTTAACCATAACACAATCAGCATCAATGTCAATCACAGGAGTTGTATCATCATAATAATCCAATACTCTTACCCATCGCATGTTAGACCAGTAAGCTCGACGTTGTTCAATGTTTTGATTGTATTCAGCCGGGGTTACCTCACTGCTTGCACTACAGTTCTCTTGAGAACTTGTCCAGGCCAGATCATCTGTGGTTGCATCAAAAATATGAAAGTGCATGTGTGCCCAGGGTGCATGTTCCCTGACAGATGCATATAATATTTTGCCAAGTTGATTAAAATACAGTGTATCGCATCCGCACATGAAACCAGGTTGAGTTATTTTCATTGTTGACCAAACCAAGTTAGATTTTTATCCAGCCACGGCAATACCAATTCATCTTGCACAACATATCCGTGACGTTGAACACTGTTGGCTGCAGATTTGGGCAGCAACCCTTGTTCAGCCAGTTGATACCAGGATGTGGTAGCAGGATCTTGAGGGCCGCGATCGCTACGATATACCACAGCATGCAACCAAGGGTCGTTGGGGAACTTCTTGAAGAATCCCGATTCACAATCCCAGCCCGACACAGCCAGCATGTGAATCAAATTTACAATCGAGTAATGATAATAGCAACCTTGTGGTTGAATAAATTTCAATTTGCGATGTTCGATGTTAGTGGTCTGCGGCACAATCAAACACAGCATGGCACCTGATTCGGCAATGTCCCACCAAAGCTTGAGAGTTTGCAGTGGATTGATTGCATATTGAAAAGCATCATGGCACCATAATACGTCATACTTTTTCTTTTTGGGTGTGTAGATTTGCTGTTCAAAGTTATTGCGTTGATACACAATGTTGGGATAACGATGCGCTACACTTAGGCTATCGGCTAAATCCAATCCTGTGCAATTAATATTCAACGGTTGTGCATTCTCATCACGTGTGGTTCGAGTTGCCCACCATTCAAGATCTAGACCAGCGCCGCAGCCAAGATCAATTAAAGTATCTATGCTGGCCATGAAGTCATCATGCTCGTATAGCCAATTCAGTGTTTCTAAACTGTGAGCATGACTTTGTTCGTGATTTTGAAAAAACATTATATTGTTATATCTTCCATGCCTGCTGCGCGGAGTCTCACAATATGGCCCATTTGCCACTGTTTTGTTTCGAGACCCTTCATGATGCCCAGCCACTTGTTTCTCAGCAATGCAACTTCGTTGATTATGGTTTCAAAGTCAACAACTTCATCTTCGCCGTCCACATACTTTTCAGCGTCGCGGCTGGTGAGTGCTCGTGCATAAGCTTCCAAATATTTTTGGAAATGCTTTCTGCGAATTTTTCTCAATTGAATATTGAGATAATTCAATACAGCTTCAATCTCTTGTAGTTGATTAAAACGATGCTCAGTGACTCCCGGCAACTCTTTGATATTGCGTTCCACTACTCCACCGATGCGGCACTCAGATTTAGCAGATTGCAGTTCATTCTCGTAGTGAGCAATGAAATCTGGCACATTGCCAAGATCAGATACCACTTTGTTATACCACATGTTATTTTTGGCTGTTAAATGACAACAACAGGACAAGCCTGTTGTTGTTCAAAGCTGTTGTTTGATTAGTTTTCCCAATCTCGATCAAAGTCTGATTCATCGTCGTCTTCATCTTCTTCATACTCTGATTCGTCCTCGCCTTGATCTAAATAGTTGCTTAGAGCAAGCTTGATGTCCTTGTCTCCAGAAAATGCAGACTTGATATCATCGACATCACAATCGTTATCAATCAAGATACTGACCACTGTTTCAGCTGCTTCGGCTCGATCCACAGTGTTTACGTATCGCTTTAATTCGCCCCAAATTTCACTTGCTACTGTTTCGTGCATTATGCCTCCTCCGAATCCTCAGTGATACTTACCGCTTCTTTGTGATTTCCGAAGTCTTTCATCACAGTGTCAAGACAACCATCGTCGTTCTTTTCCCAGGCTTTGCGGAACTTCTTGATGATCTCGCCGTCGCTGGTAGTAAACACCAAGCTGTTGCCTTCGCGTTTGAGCATGCCTTTTTTCTCAATCAAGTCCACAAGACCACTGTAAGGGCTCATGCCGGTCTCATAGGGAATCTTGACCTGCACGCCTTCAAAGGGCTTGGCATAGCGTGTTTTCATTACTTTACAGGCGGCACGAATACCCATGACGTCAGTGATTTTGTTGCCGTCTTCGTCTTCTTTGAGCTTGAGTTTTTTCATGGCTACAACAATAGAGCTGGCATAGATAAAGCCTTGACCACCCGAAATCTTGTCATCAGGATCAAACATGTCCTGGCTTGCGTATGTGTGATTGGTGCATACAAGACCAACATTGTAACTACCAAACATGTTCACACAGTTACGAACCAGTGCGGTCAGTGCCTTAGGCTTACGGCCTAGGTCACCTTTTAAGTCACCGCTGTCAAATTGATTGATATCAGTGGGTGTGAGCAACATGCCCAAGCTGTCAATCACAAACAATACCTTGGGACGCTCGCCATCGGGCAAGCCTTTATAGTCGCTCATGAATGTCGAAATGGTCTTTGCCACGTCGTCGATCATGGCCATGCTGAGTTTGAGCAGTTTTGAGTCACTGGTGTCGACACCCAGGGCTTTGAGCCAATCTTCGTCCAGTGCGTTTTCTGAGTCAATCAACACCACAAAGATGCCTTGCTCTTGTGCGTGTTTGATAATGTTGCCAGAGCAGATGTATGACTTACCTGCACCAGAGTCACCGGCAAACACAGTGA